CAAGAACTAGCAGAAATAGGTATTTATCCTGCGCGTGTTGAATCTGTAGACAGCAGATACTATGACACTGGTTCAGAAACATATGAGTTAGTTGATGGAGAGTATGTAATCTCTTACGCAACTACTGAAAAAGATGTTGAACTTTTAAAAGAAGACCTTATTAGAAAAGTTCAGGCAAACACAGGTGCGTTGCTTGCTCCTTCTGACTGGAGAGTTATCAGGTCTATCGACAGTGAAACTGCTATGTCTTCTGAGTGGACTACATACCGTAATGAAGTACGCGTTTACGGTAACAGTCTTGAGTCAGGCATTGAAGCGTTTGCTTCTGTAGATGCTGTTCGTAACTTTCAAAACCATGAAGTTCAAGAAGAGCGAAGAGTTGAAGATTCTGAAGAAACTGTAACAATTAATTGTACAGTAGATAAAACATATTGGGGATGGCCTGAATCACCTGATGCGGAGGCTGATCCTTTACACGTTAGGTATATTTAATGGCCTTAATTAATATAGACAATGTAGGTCAGGTCGGAATAGTAAAGGAAAAAAGTTCTTGGAACCTGCCTCCTAACGTCTGGTCTGATGGTAACAATATAAAGACAGAAGAAGGATCAATTAAAAAGTGTCCGGGTTACTCAGAGGTTATGGCTACTTGTCCTATTGCTCCATTCTTTATTACACAGATAACTCTTGGTGATCCAGAGTTTTGGGTTGTTGGCGGTCTTACGGCTATATATGCTTATGATAACACAGGTTCATCTACAACTCTTAATGGAGATATTAACTCTTCAGTAACAACTATAACAGTTACAAGCACTACAGGATTTGAATCTATAGGAACTATTACTATAGGTACTGAAAACGTAACCTATACAGGTAAAACATCTACTACGTTTACTGGTTGTACCAGAGGTGCTGACAGCACATCAGCGGCCTCTCATTCTAGTGGAGATACTGTAACTAGGTCATCTAAATGGTATAACATTACTAGGGCTAGTGGCGCATACAATGCTACTGCTGATGAAAACTGGACTGCTACTATTATTGGTGGCGTTCTTGTTATGACTAACAACTTTGATGACCCTCAGTATTGGGCGTTAACAGATGGCAAGCCATTGTCTAGTCAACTTATGCAAGACTTAACTAACTGGCCTAGCCTTACGCTATTAGACGGCGCTATTAATGATTCTGTTACAACTATTACGGTTGACAGTACAGCAGACTTTCCTAGTGCAGGTCAAATAACTATAGGTTCAGAAGAAATTACTTATAGTGGTGTAACTTCTACAACATTTACAGGATGCGTTAGAGGAGCAAACGGAAGCGCGGCGGCATCACACTCAGATAATGCTGAAGTAGTTATAGATACAAAGTGTAAGTCTTTAAGAGCGTTTAGATCGTTTTTAATAGCACTTAATATAACTAAGGATGGCGTTAACTTTCCTAGAGTTGTTAAATGGAGTACAGAATCCGCTACCCAAACGCTTCCTACATCATGGAATGAAACAAGTAGCACTGTAGACGCCGGTGAATATGAACTTGCAGACACTAAAGGAGATATCTTAGACGGATTGCAGTTAAGAGATTCCTTTATGATATATAAAGAAGATGCTGTGTATTCTATGACGTTTGTAGGTACACCATTTATATTTGCGTTTAGACAGTTATCTCCTACGATTGGTGCTATATCTAAGAACTGTGTTGCAGAGTTTGACGGCGGTCATGCTATCTTTGGTAAAGGTAACTTTTATATTAATGATGGGCAAAGGATTAAACCAATCCTTCCAATGAAACTTAAAGAGTATGTGTTTCAGTCTATTGACGGACAGCAAACTAATAAATGTTTTGTTGTGGCTGACTACGGAAGAACAGAAATACTATTTTGTTTTACTGCTGATGGTGCATCTACTGAACAACCTAATAAAGCAGTAGTATGGAACTATATTACTAATACTTTTACTATTAGAGATTTACCTGACGTTGCTCATATTGGTTATGGAAACGTAGGAAACCCTGTTAGAGCAACTACTTGGGCAACAACTACTGGATCATGGGCAGATGCTACTGGCCCTTGGACAATGAGTTACGATCTTCAGGATAAGGTTCTTTTATTTTCTGACCCTAGCACTGTTGTAGGTGCACCTAAGTTATATAGAGATAACTCTGGAAACAAAGAAGACACTGCTGATATGAACTCTTTTATAGAAAGAAGTGGGCTTACGTTAAATGAACAGGGAACTCCAGACCAACACTCTGTAAAAAGAATTAGTGCTATATATCCTAAGATGTCTATTAGTGCTGACAACGCAATTAACGTGTACCTTGGTACTTCTATGTCTACTGAAGAAGGTATTACATGGAATGCGCCTACTACATTTAATCCTAATACTCAGTCTAAAGTATCTGTAAGAGGTACTGGCAAGTTATACGCTGTTAAGTTTGAGTCTACTACTGACATGGATTGGGAGTTAGACGGTTATGCTATTGACGTTAAGAATGTTGGAACCAGAGGATCAAGGTCTTATTAATGCCAACTTATATTGATAGAGTACAAAAGAGTGTTACGTTATATGAACCCGGCCCTTTACCTGAAAACGTAGAAGACCTTGGTATATACCTTGTAACAGAGTTAAAACGTCTTGGAGGCATTCTTTATAATCAGGCTACATTTAGATTAGAAAGAATACATGAGGAACCACAACGTCCTAGATCGGGTGACATTAGATATGCTGATGGAACTGATTGGAATCCGGGCAGTGGTGAAGGCGTATACTTATTTAATGGAACAGCATGGACAAAACTTTAATATCTGAGCCAGTACCTATACCTAAAGATAAACCTATACTTCTTATTGTTGACCCTAACGATATAGATTATATATGGGAAGATGTAGAACCTTTAATTGATATAGCATTAAGTTATTCTAACGGAGAACTTCTTTCTCAAGACGTTAGAAGAATGGTAATGACAGAACAACAAACCTTATGGGTAGGGTTAAAAGATGGTGAGATATTTTGTGCAGGTACTACAGAAATTGTTACATACCCAAGAAAAAAACTATTAAGAGTGATTACATTTGCTACCAAGAATGGTCACGATTATAAGTATTGGAAAAGTTTTGAAGAAGTTATTGAAGGATTTGCAATAAGAAGAGAGTGTTCTGCTTTAGAAGCATGGACAAGAAAAGGGTTAGCAAAAAAACTAGACTGGGATCACGAATACTCAGTCATAACAAAGGATATTAAAGACAAATGGCAGTAACACCTATATCACAACCATTAGCACCGGGACTATTAGCGGCAGATTACAGCCCTATGAGTGCTGAAGGAATGGCTAGATCGTCAATGTCTAGCGTTCCGGGACTTCTTGAGTTGTCTGGACTTACAGGCAAATATGGATTTGTACCTGATAAAGCACCTGCTTGGAACAAAGACTTTACGTCAACCGCTTCAGGCCCGTCTACAGGCTCTCCATCATCAGGTTTACCAATGCCTTCTGTCGAAGGATACAAATATGTCTATCCTAAATACAGGTATACTAGCCCTGAAACTGGATGGGAAAGATCAGGTTATGAATCAGACATGGGATCATTTGATTACTACCCTTATTTTCCAGAAGGAATTAGTAGTTATGAACCAATCCTTGTTGGCGTTGAATTAATAAAAGAATAGGAGCAATATATGTCAGGAGGAAGTCAAACACAAACTACACGGACAGAACCGTGGGATGCTCAGAAAGACTATTTAAAAACAGGCTTTTCTAGAGCAGAGGATTTATACAGTACAGGAAAAATGACTCCTAGTTATTATACTGGGATTCGTATGGCTCCATTTGATCCTGCTAGTCAAGCGGCACAGACTGGAACATTATCTTATGCTACCGGCCCTAGAACTGCAAACCTTCAAGCAGGTGCAGAAACTACACAGTTACAAGGACTTGGATACGGTAGAGACTTAATGGACTATGGTGCTTCCTTAAGAGGCCCACAGACTAGCGCACAGTATGCAGGTCTTACTCCGTTTAGTGAGTCACAGTATAACACACTTCTTAGCGGTGAGGTAGATGCTTCCACATTTGATCCATTAGCAGATGCTTATAGAAACCAAGCAATGAGTCAGTTAACTGGTAATGTATTACCTGAAATTAGATCATCCCTTGTACAGTATCAGCCGGGAGGAAGCACTAGAGGTGACATTGTTCAGGCTAACGCTGTAGCGTCTGCTCAACAGAACATTAATGATAACCTTGCTAAAGCAGAGTTTGATGCGTACAACCAAGCACAGAGCCGTAGAATGGACGCGGCACAGATGGGTCTTGGAGCGCAACAGTTTGGTCAGCAACAGGGAGCCGCAGGAGCAGGTGTTGGAACAAGTTATCTTGGTCAGTACCCAACAATTATGTCTGCACCTTTGTCTACCTTTGGAGCAATGGATGCTGTTGGTCAGCAACGTCAGGCTATGGAACAGAGAGGAATACAGAGTGCTATGGATAAATACGCTTACGATTCTCAACTGCCTACGATTGGATTGCAGAATTACCTTGCCGCTATTTCTGGTGACTATGGTAGTAATGTTACTGCTACTGGCCCTTCCGGGCCTAATCCTCTTGTTAGTGCGTTAGCAGGTGGAGCAGGTATGGCAATTGGTGGGCCAGTGGGAGCGGCGGCGGCTAGTGGCTTGTCAAGCCTATTTAAACTGTAGTAGGAGAATAATATGACAGAAGAAGAGTTAAAAATATTAGCCGCTCAAAGAAAAGCGGAATTTGCAAAAAAAATGTTTAACTTAACAGGTATAGGTTCTGAGCCAGCACAATCTTTTTTACCTCAGTTGGATATGCAAACACTAATGACAACAAGGCCACCAAGTGAATCAGAAAGAATAGGTGTATTTGGTGATAAACTTAAAGATTTATTTAGTTATAAACCGGGAGATAGATCATATGACTTTTTTCAAGGAGTAGGAGATTATTGGCGGAAAAAAATAGAAGAAAATCCTATTGTTACTGAGTATGTAAACCCTCCTAAACCATTTGTACGTAACCCGGGCACTCCTGATTTCGATCCTCAACGTGGTAGAGGAGGAATACCTGAAGGTATGTTTGGGGTTCCAACAATTCCTAGAGGTACAGGAACAGGGCGAGAAGATTATAAACCTGCAACCTCAAGAGGTGAACAAATTGCAGGGCCAATGTCTCCTGATGCTTTACTTCCAACTAGGCAAATGCCTATAGCAGAAGAAGAAGATGAGTTTGGATTTCTTGACGCAATGTTTTTATCTAATTTAATAGCAGGTACTCAAGGTGGCCCACCTCCAACACCATACGGCTCGGCCTTTGGTGG